CACTTCAATTAAGTGGTAAAGTATATTCTGATATACAAACTGTGGGTATCAGTTCAAACACTGCATCAATTGATTTCCAAAACACACAAATGGCTATTGTAACTTTACCTTCAAGTGGTAATACAAATATCGCAACAGCAAATCTTGGTAATGGACAAGTTATGAATGTATTAGTTAAATCAACGGGTACAGGTACTGTAACATTAGCTAACAATATATTACAACCATCAGGTTCTACATACGTTGCAACAACAGGCGCAGGTGGTAGAGATATGATAACCCTTAGTACATTTGATAACGGAACAACATCAGAAGTTTATTTAGTTAACGTAACAAAATTCGAATAAGATATGCCAGGAGTAATGTTTACACCGATAGCTAACCTCGGTACGCAGAAGTTTACTAGAAGTCCGTATATACCAACATACGATTCAATCTATGTAGCTTCTTCTACAACATATAAAGTAAGTGGTTCGCAGATGGGCTCAGTTACCGAAGGTGGTATAGCTAAGATGGACTTTAGTGGCTCTTTAGATGCTACTTGGAACAATGCAGTAAACGTAAGTAACGGACCTGTTGCTTTATCTTTAAAACAAGTAAGGTTCGCTGGAGGAGCAAGAGATAGTGTACTAATGGATTTAAGATTAGTATCAGGTGGTATAGATTACAGAGATATACGTTTAGTAGATAAAACAACAGGAGGAATAGTATCATCTTCAGGCTTATTCTCAGATGTAAGTTCATCAATAAGTGGTATGGATACTGATGAAGAAGAAGAATATATATATGTGTTAGGTAATAACAAACTGATAAGTGGTAATGTTTATGGATTTAATATCGGTGATGCTACTGTATTCCCTAAAGGATTAGGTAGATATAAAAACGGTACATTAGATATAGATACTACATTCAATACCAATATTGGTGATGGACCAACAAATCTATTTAGTACTTCTGATGGTCAAGTAAAAGATATATATGTAAACCCAAATGGTAAGATTGGTGTAGTACATAATGGACAAGATTGGAATGGAGTAGCAAACAAACACAGTAACATGGTTATTTTAAATAACGATGGTACAGTAGATACTTCATTTACATTAGGTGCACAAGATTTTAAAATTGGAAATAACCTTCAAGCTAACGGAGCTCTAAACACAATCAATTGGTTTGAATCAGGCTCATCAGGAGTTTGGGTAGTAGGAGGAGACTTTGATAACTTTGGAACAGGTTCATCTTCAGGCTCTTATGAATATATAATGGCATTTAAAGAAGATGGTACTATTGATGCTACATGGACATCTCAATTCCAAGAGTTTAATCCTTCATCTAATTTAAATAACGCAGTTAACAAAATTGTTGATAATCCAAACAATACTAACAACCCAATAGTAATAGGAAAGTTTACTGCAAAAGGAGGTAGTAGTGTTTCAGGAAAAGCTCTAATGATTGATGGTGCAAATGGATTCCCACAACTACTTTCTAATGGAACAAAGTTCGATTTAGAAGATGGTACTATTCATTTAAATGGGCAATTCTACTATACCTACGATGGTACATCATCAATGGACCAAAACTTTACAAATACAATTGTAGATGGTATGTATGCTTGTCAAGCAACTAATAACATATTTGTTGATACTCCTAACTTTGATATAGGAGCTGGATTACAAACCTCAGGTAACGCATCAGCAACACCTGGTTCAATCTTTAAAGGATAAACTATAAAAGAAAAATTAATACAAACCCAATCTTATTTGTTATAAGGTTAAATTAAAAAAAGAGAAGTAATTATGGAATCAAACACAGTATTAGGAAAGATAATGACTTTACTATCATTAAAAGATAATGAAGTGAGTCTTACTTTTGCAAAACTTGCTGATGGTACTATTCTTGAATCTCCTACTTTCGATGTAGGTGAAACTGTTGAAGTTGTTTCAGAAGATGGAACAAAATCAGCAGCACCAGATGGCGAACACGAACTAGAACTTACCGGAGCAGAAGGTGAGGTAGTACGTTTCAAAATCTTTACGAAGGGAGGTGTCATCACAGAGCGTGAAAACGTTGAGCTTGAGGACAAAGATGAAGAAAAAGACATGTCAGAAGAAACTATTGAAGTTGACCCTAACATCACACAAGCTTTAGAAAAGGAAGAGGAAGAGCTAATCGATATCGAAGAGCCTGCTGAAGAAGCCGATTTAGAAGAAGGTGAAGATGTTGATGAAACAATCAACTTAGAAGATGTTGCTGAAAAAGTAGAACAGATGGCTTATCGTATTGATGAGTTAGAAAAGAAGCTTGAAGCAGCTGAAGAAACAAAAGAAGAAGAACTTGAAGAAGAGGAAGAAAAAGCTGTTGAAGCTAAGAAACTTGATGGAGCACCAGTTGAAGCATCTAAGTTTAGTAAAGCTAAAAACAAAAAAGTAACCCCTAACTATCATGACTCTGTTCTTTCAAGAATGTATAACAATTAATTAGAGAAATTAAAATGAGAAAAAAAGAAAATTTCGCATTGCCAACTGTAACATCAACTTATGCTGGAGAAGCAAGTTCTGATTACATCGCGGCTGCGTTGTTAAGTGCAAAAACACTTGACCAAGGAAACATTGAAATTCACCCCAATGTAAAATATAAAGAGGTGATTCAGAAACTTGACGTATCTGGTATAGTACAAGATGCATCATGTGACTTCGCTACATCTGGTTCAGTTGCAATTACTGAAACAATTTTAGAGCCAAAAGAATTACAAGTTAACCTGGAATTATGTAAGCAAAACTTCCTAGATTCATGGGAAGCAGTATCTATGGGATACTCTGCATTCGATGAAATTCCAAGAAACTTTACTGACTACCTAATCTCTTACGTTGGTGGTAAAGTAGCAGAAGCTACTGAGCAATCAATCTGGGATGGTGGAATCGGTAACGGTTCATTCTTAGGATTAGAAGAAAGAATTACAATATCATCTGGTTCAGCTACATCATTCAAACCTGCACAATCAGGTTCTGCTGATAGACCAAACGGAACAGTAGATAAAGATAACGTAGTAGATATCCTTACTGAAGTAGTAGATGCAATTCCATCTGCTGTATATGGTAAAGAAGATACTGTAATCTATGTAGGTACTAAAGTACTTAAAGCATGGCAATCATCTCAATCAGGTCAAGTTAACATTGGTTCATTCAACTCACAACTTAACGTTGGTGAAAAACCATTAAACTTCCAAGGATTAGAGATTATTCACGCACCAGGTATGAGTGATAATACTATTATCGCAGGTCAAAAATCTAACTTCCACTTCGGTACTGGTCTTATGTCAGACTACAATGAAGTGCGTGTTTTAGACATGGCTGATATTGATGGCTCACAAAATTTTAGAGTAATCATGAGATATACTGCAGGTACGCAGATTGGCTTCACAAATGAAGTTGCAGCATTTAACCTACTATAAGAAATAAGTTTAATAATTAAAAACAGGAGAAACCTATGAGTTGTTTAATAACGAACGGAAGAGAAGAAGTATGTAAAGAATCAGTTGGTGGACTGCAAGCAGTTTACTTTATGAATTACACTTCAGCATCTTTCGATAAGAACGCAACTGTTGATCCAGAAATCGATGATTTATCTGGAAAAACGGTTTATAAATATGAACTAAAAGGTACTTCTGCATATACTGAAACTGTTAATACATCGAGAGATAATGGGACAACATTCTTTTCACAAGAGTTGACTCTTAACTTGAAAAAGTTAACTAACGAGATGACAACACAGTTAAAACTATTAGCTTATGGTAGACCACAAATCATCGTTCATACTAAGAACGGAGAAGCACTATTAATCGGAGAAACTGAAGGAGCAGATATGACAGCTGGTACGATTCAGACTGGAGCAGGATTGGGTGACTTATATGGTTATTCATTAACGTTTACAGGTACTGAACCTATCCCAGCGGCTTTCTTACAGAACGCTACAGCTGCTGACCCATTCGTGGGATTAGATGGAGCACCTACAATAGTAGCATCATAAGATAACAGTATATCAGCAGATATACACTTTTAAAGTAAAAACCCTTTACAGAAATGTAAGGGGTTTTCTTTTTACTACAAGTTAATACGAGATTGTTATAAGTTAAAATAGAGATAAACACTAGATAATGCTTAGTTATTACATATCCAACACAAACGAGTTCGTAGTAAGAACACAAACAACAGGTAGTGGTTCCACATTATCCTTAGATTTATACGATATGCTTACGCTCACTACATCTTCTTATGATTTAAGTGGCAAACATACATTTAATGCATATGAGAACATTCTAACCTTCTCACAATCGATTGCCGATACAAGAGTAGGACAAGAGTTTTTAGTAGATATAAATGATTCAGTAAGCGGTTCTATATGGAGAGGCTCATTACAAGTATATGCATCTCAATCTATTGATAAAACAGAATATACTACTCAGAATGATGGGTATGTATCTTACGAAACTGATAACGAATATATAGTACTATGAAACAACAACAAAACTTTTCTGTGGTAAACTTTACAAGGGAGGAAGTTCCTATTGTAACCGAAGATATAAAAACAAGATACCAATGGGTACCTGTTGGTGTACATCATCAAGATGACTTCTTTGATTTACTTACAGAGGCATATAACACATCCACAACCAACGCTGCTTGTGTAGATGGTGTAGCAGATTTAATTTATGGTAAAGGTGTTGTAACTGATGATGAAGAGTTTGCAGAAACTCTTGGTAAATTAGTACCAGCAGAGGACTTAAGAAGAGTTTCTTTTGATTTAAAATTATATGGTAATGCTGCATTCCAAGTAATATGGAATAAAGAACATACAAAGATAGCTAAGATATACCATGTACCTACACAAACTCTTAGAGCAGAAAAGATATTAGATGTAATGAAAGTACAATCTTACTTCTATTGTACAGATTGGAATGATGTTAAAAAACAAAAAGCTAAGATTCGTATTCCAGCTTTTGGTACATCAACAGAAGAAAGAGAAATACTTTATATAAAAGAATACGAACCTAATAGATACTATTACTCTTTACCAGATTGGATATCAGCACTACAATATTCTTTTACAGAAGCAGAATTATCTAATCTACATCTTAACAATATTGAGAATGGCTTCCTTCCTGTAGCTATGGTTAACTTCAACAACGGAGTTCCTGCACCTGAAGAAAGACAAACTATTGAAAGTTTATTAGAAACTAAGTTTAGTGGTACAAGAAACGCTGGAAGGTTTATGGTATCGTTTAACGATGATGCAATCAACAAGCCAACCATAGATACCATTCCTATTGAGAACCTCCATGAGAAGTACCAATATGTAGCTGAGTACGCACAAGATAGAATCCTTGTAGCTCATAGAATTGTATCACCACTTTTATTTGGTATTCGTACTGCAGCAAATGGGTTCTCATCACAATCAGAAGAAATGAAAACAGCGTATTCTATCTTCCAAACAATGACAATACAACCATTACAATCACTTATCTTAACAGCATTAGATAAGATGTTAGTAGAAGGTGGATATGGTAAAAAAGATATCTACTTTGACCAATTAACTCCTTTAGTAATTCTTACAGATACAGCAGATGATACAGATGAATCAGTAGAAGAAGCACAAGAAGATGTTAACGATTCTATGAGAAACGAAGAAACAACTGAAGAGTTAGAAAAAGAAAAAGAAGAAAACATTAGAAGATTCTCAGACTTTGGCTTTAGTAGAGCTTACTCTGATATATCTGACGAAACAAAATAAAATATTATGGCATTTGGATTATTCATAACGAGAAACGATATTATCAAAAACACACCATTAGGTGGAGCAATTGATGCAGATGCATTATTACCATTCGTAAGAACTGCACAAGAAAAGTATATATTAAACTTACTTGGTACTGTACTTTACAATAAGTTGCAAGATGATATAGAAGCACAAACACCATTCACAGGTGATTACTTAACGTTGATAACTGATTATGTAAAACCTACGCTAATTTGGTATGGATGTGTTGAGTATATTCCATTCTCAGCTATCTCATTTAAATCAAACGGAGCAGTAAAACATATTAGTGAAACATCTGTATCGCCAGGTAAAAATGAAGTAGATTATCTTTTAGCTAAGGCATTAGATAACGCAACGTATTACTCAACGAGATTACAAGATTACCTAATAGCAAATTCATCATCAATACCAGAGTTCTTACAATCGGTTGGTAATAGTACACAGATATACCCTGACCAATCTAATCAGTACTTTGGAGGAATAGAATTATAATAATATGAGTCAATCAGCAACACCAGCACAATCGCAAATAGTAGATAAGAGTAATACTAACTTTACGTTGTATTATAATACTTTAAACTATTTTAAAACTATAATGAAGAATCATCCTTCTATTGCGCATGTAACGCAAGGAGATGTATTCTCAATAGATAACATGACGTTTCCTGAATATCCTGTTGGTAATGTAATGATTCAAGATGCAACGTTTGGTACTAATACAACAGATTATAGAATACAGTTAATAGTAGCTGATAAACATAAAGTACAGGAAAACGAGAGTGAAGGGAGAGAGAACAAACAATCAGTTCCTTTTTATGGCACTGATGATGTGGTGGATATACACGCTAATACATTAGCAGTATTAAATGATTTAACATCATACACCCAAAATAAAGTAGAGGGGTTTGAGATATTTGGAGATATCAGTTGTGAACCATTTGTGGACCGGTTTGATAACGGGCTGGCCGGATGGTCAGCCACATTTAACTTAACCTGTCACAATGATAAAAATCGTTGTCTTTTTTTTTTGATAGCACCCTCGGGTAGTTATTTTAAAATAGAAGATTGTGAAACGCAGCAACAATATAACGCTGTATTAAATACAACGGGTTCAGTAGGACAGATATTCAGTACGAAATATACTCCGAACCCAAGAATAGATTTAACATCTTATGATAACCTAAGATGTTTTGAAATATTAGCAGAAGAATCAGGTTCTGATGATTATGATTTTTTTAATCTACCAGTACTTGCTCTTCCTTACGAGGATTATGAAACTTGTGAGAACTGTGAACTTTGGATATCACCCAAAGTATGG